TTGGCTGTTTTTCTTTATTGCTTCGTATGTGGTCATTCCCAAAGCTACAGAAACAAAAGCGAAATCCAATGCCAATATCTCACCGACATATTCCCACTTATCACTCTGAAACCATTTAATATGTAGAGATATAACCATTACGATAATTACAAAAGCGGAAATCTTACGAGCGGAATAACCACTGGAATTAGTCTTAAAAGAATCTAAAAGATTGTTGATTATTTCCCTAAGTTTTTCCATATCTTTGACTTTTCTATTATTAAAGCAAGTACCTGAATCAACAGGTTACCTAATTGGTTAACTTTATGGAAATTGTTATTAGCTTTTTTATTTTATTGCCACTACCATATTCCTATTCTGACCTTGTCTGAAAGAGATATGCACCCAAGTATAATCGTACTCGTTTATTAATTGGTCAAAAACTAAGTTAGCTTTGCACCAATCGAACAATTTTTTGTTTTCTTCTTTGCTTCCAGCAGTCAGGTCAATTGCTTCACCTTTGCAATGCTGAGATGTTGGACTACCTCCTACCTTTTGATTCAGTAATGTGCATCTAAAGAATGAATTGATCTTTATAGGTTTCCCATACCATTTGCGTAATGGTTCAAAACAAGTATGAGCAACTATCCGCATTGCAAACAACTGATGGTCTGTAGGTGTATTTTCAATACCGAATCTAATCGCAGTCGGTGATTGTGTAGCTTCGTTATAGCTGATATGGTCTGATATATCATTCATCGCCCTTGTGCCTTGTATGGTTTATTGCTTTCCTTTTTATTGGGATGCTTCTTTGCTACACCTTTCTTTTTCGCTTTCGTTATGGTTATAACGGATTCTGTTTTCTTTTTCATTTGCCCTTCTTTAAAAATTCACTTCTCCATTTCCATAATGTATAGCCGATTGCTAAACATAACGAAAGTAATTTTAAAGCATTTTCAATATCGGTAAATGTAATCGCAATAGCAATAAAATGCAATACTGGTACATCAAAGTAATCTAATAATTTAGTCATAATGGAGAGATGTTTTTAAGTTAAATAAATATAATTTTCGCCATCACAATCTACGCTAATAATGGTTTGTTTTTCTTTTTCTGTTAGTTCTCTTTCAGGATAAACAACAATGTTTTCTATTGCGTTTCCTTTTTCATCAATACTTTTTATAGTATTTTTTACTGCTTTAATTGTTATCATTATTCCTCAATTAATAAACGTGCATTATCTACTCTGACTGAATCACCTACTACTCCTGCTTTACCCGTAATTACAATGTACTTTCCACTTAAATCAACATTTATATCTGTTCTTGCTACTGATGCTAATGCTTCGGTAGCAGAAGATGATGTAGCAGGAAATACTGAATTTGCAGTTACTGAATTTTTGTTAGTTATATCACGATTGAATGGAGCAAACAAAGATGCTGCAATAAAGTTACTTAAAGCAATCTGAACTGGTGAACCACTTAAATCTGCTGTAGTATTATAGTACATTTTGAAAACTGCATTCGAACCCGTTCCCACCTTACCACAGTGAGCCATTATTTTTAACGTAGTGTTTGCTCCTAATGTAGGAACTAATAAAGTTTTCAAAACTGTCTCTGCTGTTGTCGCACTTGTCGATGCATCGGTGTTACTTTGTACTGCTACCTTTCGTGTTCTTGTATCGATTAATAATGGTTGAATGCTTTGTGTTACTCCCTTCACATAACTTAGTTCAGTTAAAGATGGATATGTTGCAGTCGATAAACTCTTAATATTTTTACTCGCATCAAACGAAGCAATTGTACTTGCTGTTTCTGAACTTAATATTATTGCAGGTGATGTAACTGTTCCGGTAAATGTCGGAGATGCTAATGTTGCATAAATAGTATCAAAATAACTTTTTAAAGTAGCTTTAATATTTGCCCAAGTTATTTTTTTTGCAAGTGAAGCAGAATTATCAACAATAATCATTCTATCAGCATCAACAGGTGTAGTCATTGCTGTTAAAGTATCAACAAAAGTATGGACATTGGCTGCTGTTAAAATAGCTTGATAAATAGAATCAAAATAAGTCTTTAAGAATGTTTTTACATTTGTCCAAGTAATCTTTTTTAATACAGAACTGTCGGCTGTTGCCACTAAATCTGCATCATTCGGTATTGCTGCACTTGAACCGTTAATCAATGTACCTATCCTTGCTGCTGTTTCATCGCCAGTATTAGTTCCTGAATTAGTTCCTGTTATGTCAGAAGTCATTGCAACTGTCCCATCTTTATCAGGGAAAGTATAAGTCCTTGCTGCTGTATTACTATTTGTAAAAAATGATGTAAAAGTATTTAAAACGTTTTTGAAATTTATTTTAAATAAAGTAAGTCCTACATAACCACCTGTTGCATCTTTATTTGCAGTACCTTCTTTATTTCCTAACTGCGTCTGTATAGAACTTGTAGCATCTAAGTAACTAAGCTGTGTTTCTGTTGTAGAACTTGTTTTTACCTTATTATTAGAATCTGTTACTAATACTTTACTCGCTACACTTGTACTACCTAATAATAAAATATCACCGGAAGATGTTCCGAAGTTTTTATTAAAAGCTGTGTTTTTTGCAAATGCAGGTTCTACTCCTGTTAGATTTATTGTTAATGCCATTATGCAGTTATATTAAATGTTTCTGTTGCAAAATTTGTCGATGATCCACTCTGATTCAATACGCCATTCACATAGATATTATATGTTCCTGAACAGCTTCCTGCTGTTGTTGTGTAACTTCCTCCTGCTGCTACTGTTGTTATAATTGTTCCGGTTGAACTGTATATCGTTACAACTGGACAGACTGCACTCGGTGATACATTACCCACATATGGCATTGCACAGCGATCACTCGTAAATGGTAAGACAAAAGCTATACTCATCTTCCATCCCGATACACTATCTACGAATCTTTCTGTGAAATCTTCCAACGTACTTACGTTATCCTGGAAGTTCCAATCATATGAAGGATGCTTTAACTGTGCTAAGAAATCCTTTGCAATACTCAACTGATCTGATAGTACTTCTGTCTCGTTTACTTCGCCATTCTTCACAGCATCCATAAACAGCAAAGAGAACTTATAAGTCTCAGTCTTTGCAGAAGTAGATACATCAACACCTTCTAATGTTACCCAATTTAATGGATACTGAATGTCACCACTTGCAGCTATTTCCCAAATGTCACCGAATCCCCATGTATTAACCTGGAGGTGATTATTTGCTATTTCTTGAAGCTGCTGAACTATTTGATTTAATGTAAGTCCCATTATACGTAAACAAAAGGTGTATTATTTTTATTTTTACCAATCAATTTCATTGATAATGTTGTTCTTTTCATTCCAAAAGAAAATGATGCTTCTTTTATTGTTTCATAAAAAATTCCACTATTTGTATTTAATATTGTTTTTGCTCGTGGATGATCCCCATTTTTAAACTTATCAATCCTTGCATCACTATATTTTTTTATCATTTCCTTTGTATGTTTTTTTCCGTACCAAAAACATTTTTCTCCCTTTTTAGATAAACTCATTTTTCTTTTTGTTTTATCTGTTGGACTTGATGATAATCCACCATGACTTGCATTTAATCCATTATTACAACTATTAAAAATAGAAATATATTGTATCTCTAAATCGTTTAATTCATGTCTATTGCATTCTTTTATTATTTCAAAGGTATGGTTTTCTACTCCATATTTTATTAAAGAACGATAAATCTTTACTTGACCATTGCATCTTACTTTATAATATGATTTTAACCTATTATAAATATCAATACTTTGCCCAATATATACTTTACCGTTTGGATTTGTTATCTTGTAAATTCCCGTCTTTTTTAACGTCATTCTTTTTCTTTATAAAATAGTCCTTAACTTTTTGTTCTACTTTCTTAGATATGTCTCGTTTCATTTAGCAATTGTTTAGTTTACCATAATCAATATCTAATCCATAAGTATTACCACCATCCCCTAAGAACCACCCTTGAGTAAAATTATTTACCACTGGTTGAACTGTATCGATACCATTCCCTGCATCATTGTATAATGGATAGGTAGTATCGTTCTCTAATAAGAACCTGGTAATACGATCTGAATAGAACTCTGCTCTATCCTTAAAGAATGCCATTAATCTATCTAACTCAGCGACTCCGATTGTCTCAGCATTCTCAGAACTGCGAGTAACTACTCCTTTGTTCATTATCTTATACTGTAGGATATACGCTCCATCATGTAACACCCAATACTTTAAAGCAGGTGATACATAGGTATCTAATAAGGTCTTATAACCAGTAGTCGAATTGACTGTATTGTTAGATATCTTACTCTTTAAGTCATTGTATAAAGCTGTGCCTAATATAGATAAGATACGGATATCCTGTGTCTCTAAGATACTTGAACGCAATAACATGATGTCTACATTCGAATCGATATAGGATGTATCTTTAATGTACTGCTCTGATATAAATAATATTTCTGCCATTTTAATTTGTTTTTATTACTACTTGTTTCCATATGTGTCTGCAAAATGGAACACTTACACCGCCTTTATTCCACCATCCACCTCTTGATTCCCACACATCTAATCCTTGCTCATTGTTTAATCTTTCAATCTCTGAGTTTGAGTATAGCTTATCTTTGTTCAGCATGTCAACACAAAACTCTCTGCTATTCTTTTTGTCTGTTGCATCGAATCCTGCTATCCATCCATAACGATACTTAACTTCGATATTGTCAGTCTTTGAATCTTCACTTGCTTTCTCCCCCTTCTTTGTTGGTTCACTTCCCGAACTTAAATAACCCCTCTCAACTAATGATGTAATGATGTCATTTACTTCCTTTGTGCTAATCTTTAATACCTTTGCAATACTTTCACTTGGTGTTAAAATATCCTTCCCTAAAAGGTCTATAATAGCTTTCTCATTAGTCAGTAATTCTTCAGCAAATTTCTCTTTTTTAAATGTCTCAATACAATCCTCATCGCTCTGCCCTTCATAATCTCTCTCGTATAAGATGGTGCAATCTGATGCCTTTATTCCGATGTTATCAAACCACTGATGTTCACACTTTTTTTTTTCAGCAGATAATCCTACTTTATAACTATTATCAATCTGTGGCAATCCCATCATATCGATGATCTGCTCAACTGGATAAGCATCATATACCTTCTGAATAATACTATCAGGTAGTAATGATTTTATCGGTGTTGATTTCTTAAAGTAGATATAGTTAGCAATTCCAAAGAATGAAGAGAACTGATTAATAATATCCTCTAATATTGCTTGTCTAATACTGATGTATGTCGATTGAAACAACTCATACGCATCTAACATCTCTGTTCTCTGCCCTAATGCTCCCTCTGTTGCTACTCCGAATAATACTGGACTAACAATGTTGTGAGATGTGAATATCTCCTGATCAACTCGTTTGCCTATCTCAATGAACTGCTTATCTAAATCATTCGGACTGAATGACTGTATTGTAGGTGCATTGTCTTGAGATGCATTGAACGTAATTACAAGTCCACCTGCTTTATCTGTTCCGGTAGCTTTCTGCTTTATCTGTCTTTCAATCTGCTTCTTTGCTTCTTCTGTTGGAGGAACTCCATTGTTAAAAGAGATAATTTGCCCCATACTGAATCCCGATTTGATGTTATTCAAATGGAAGTTAGATATCTCAATGTCTGTCTCTATTGCAGATGTTGCTCCGATATAATTCGGTATACCATATACGTTCTTATCAACTCCATTCTTAGGTGACTTCAGCTTGAATACAAACAACTGACTTCCCTTAACTTTGTTCTCATAATCGAATGGTGCTAACTCTTTAAATCCAGTCTTCTCTTCTGTTTGTTTAGATTGTTTCCAATCGTTTGAATAGAAGTATAGAGATTCATCTGCATTGGTTCTGATCTTACTAATCGGCATATATGCGAAATCTGCGATTTCATTCCCCAATTTATCATAAATTATCTCGATTGCAATCGAATTAAATAACTCAAAATCCTTAATCATATCATTGATAAAAGGTTTTAGCTTCTTAATAAACTTCTGAGTAATTGCTTTCTGACTTACTGTTGATGTCTTATCATCAGTCACCAAACCACCACCATAGATATAGTTAGTCTTACCATTGATAATGGCATTGTGTTTAGCACATCTCAGATATAACTCAATAAGGTAATCGGGATAGTTATTATCCTCACCAAAGTAGATATACTCCTTATTTTTTACCTCTTTAAATT